GGAACCCGCCCCCACTCCCGTGTGACATTGTATTTGCGTTGCTGCCACCAGCGTCTGATACCTTTGAACATATGTCCTCCTATAAAGAAGGGGGAGGGTAACCTCCCCCATAGGGTCACGCATTCTTGCGAACAGCGATTTCCCGGTTGAGGTACCACGCTGCCTTCTCCAAGTCATGCACGGGGTCAGACCCTGCCTTCTTACCAGCACGGCTGAGATACTTGACGACATTGCCGAGCCGGTAATTGAAGTCCTTAGCCTCGATGAAGTCGATAGTTTCGATGCCACCGGCCTTGTAGTGCGGGGGATGGTTCACGGGGTCAACCGATACAGCGTTAGGGATAAGTGCCTCTCCGGGGTACACGATTTCTACCCACTTCTGTTGCTTAAAGTCCCGCTCTGTCACCTGCTGCTTCTTCTCCTTCTTCACTCCCTTGACCTTACCAGTAGCAAGGGTAGTAAGTACTGCCTTCTTGCTATCACGGGCGCGGACACCGTAGACCAAAGCCTTGCTTACCCTTAACTTCCTAGCGATAACAGCGGGGTCATAGCCTTTCGCAAGCATACGCCGAATCTTATCAGTCTTAGTCATTCACATTCTCCTCTTTAGGTTTATCAAACACACCAAACTCACGCCGCATATGCGGACGAGTACGATTAATCACTCTTGTTATGCGGGACATTATCTCTTGGTAGGGTAAAGTCCTATAAGCACCAGAATTAATGAACTGCGCCACTAAGTCAGTAGGGTATACCTCTTGCACAATAGCGTCATAAAGAGGACGCCATTGGGTCTCGCTGTGCCAGTTAATATATTTATATTCGCTTTCTATTGAATTAAACGCCCCGAGTTTTGCCCTAGTCTTCATGGCAAATGTAAACGCCTTCATCTTCCGCTGCCATAAGGTATGTGCATCTTTGTTGGCGATTTTAGGGAATGGGCTAGCGTTTGACACTTCATCTTCCGCCCACTCTTGGGTCCTAAGGTTTAACTTAAGCCCTGTACGAATAAGCCGGGCAAGTTTTGCTGCTTGCTTTTCCATATCGCGCCTCTGGGCATAAGCATCACGCGCAGGCGGCGGCGTATAATCACTATGTACTTGACGTATAGATTTACTAGTGACAACTCCATGAGTACCTGTAGTGACCCGGAACCAATGTAGCGGAAACACCTTAGGAAAAGCGGTAGTTAAAGTAGGAGACAAACGGTTTGTGTCATGCTCAATATCAAACTCTAGCGTGTCATCTGGATGGACAACCGCAAACTTCCCGTTATATCTATGAGAAAACACATACGAGTCACCTACTTTGTGTATGCGTCCCCAACTGAACAGCGGTTTACCTTTCTTATGACTGCGGCAGTTAGCGTAGTACGCGGCTACATCACGATAACTTCTAAATTTGTGATTGGTTAAGTGATAGTCGTATAAAACTACTTTACCGTTTTGTCGCTCATTATAACAAGGTATGAATAAAGCCATGCTTCCTCCTTATCGCTGAAGTTTATGAGATACAACAGTAGCCGTGAGGCTACCGAGGTCAACCGTCTGGTTGAGTTTGTCGATGTTTACTTCCACCTTGGTACGGGTAACGATACGCTTATGCCGCTCTTTAACATCCTGTGACAGCAAATCCCAAAGCGGAGGCCATGCCTTAAGTGCTGGCGACAAGGTGGTGAACTGCTTGCATACAGCACCGACCCCGTTAACAAAGGTAGCACGCTCGGTTTCTATCTGTTGACGATTGTGTTTCCAAGTTGCGATGTCCTGATACCATTGGTTTTCTACTGCATCTTGCATATCTGGTATAAAAGATACGTATGTATTGGCCCCTCCAGTTTGCAGTAGGCGCACGGTCATACTTTGATTTATTGCTGCATCTGTCCCCCAATTACGAGGGAACCTACGCCATCCGCCACTAAAATTAAACCGCTGTCCGATACTAAGGTCCCCGTAACATATTACGGTAAATCCACTAGCCTCTTCGTACCATCCTTTAGGTGCATCATATAAAGTAGTTCGGTGTTTTCCTGCCCCTCTTTCATAAATCTCTGCTGCAAAGACTGATTCTGCTATCGGAAAAACTTTTGCTTTATCCAATCGCACATCAAAAGTCGCTTGTGCAGCGCGTTTGACATCTGCAATCAAATCATCTGTAATCTTAACAACTGCCATAAATCCTCCGTTGATTACATCAAAACAACTTCACCAAAAGGTGCAGTACCTTCGTCGGTGCTGACCCACAACACAGGAGCCTCGGGAGCCGTACCGAAATCGTCACAACACAAATCGGTAAGGAACACGACACACGCTGCGTCAATATCTTTTTCCTTGATGAACTCAAAGCATGGGCTGAATGCCGTACCGCCGCCACCTCGGGGCTTGAAGGCGAACTCATCACCCGGACTGAAAACATCGTAAGCGCACACCTCGTGACTGAAGAACACAATGTGCAACTTAGCAGGATGCAAGTCCTCCCAGACCTTACGCACCTCGGCTGCAAACTGTGAGGCTACTTCGTCAGAGATAGACCCCGACATATCCACACAGAAAACAATTTCCCCCATTGCCTCACCGCTAATGGTGGGTAAGTACAACCCTTGCTGTATAAAGCGTCGGTTAGGACGAGCGTAAGTGCGGCTGTCGTTCTTGCACTTGACAAGGAACCGATGCAGAACATCTTGCCATGCGACCTTGGGCTGCAGTATCTGCCCAACTAGACGCTCTAAGTTAGCAGACATCTTGCCCATCATCTTGGCGGCTTGTGCTGCTTGGGCAACAGTCACCTTCCACTCGGCTTGCTGCTGCGCTTGGTCAGCAGGGGAACCCGGAGAATCCTGCAGGTCATCACCCATAGACCCACCGTCCCCGTCGTTATCCCCCTCGTTGTCTTCCAGTATCTTGTAAATACCGTCCGTACTGCCACCACCTGCGTTGTAGATATCGGGGCTATGCAGAACACCCGAAATAAGTTTGCCGATGTTCTCCTGTGCCAGATGGTAATTGATTACATAGTCACCGGCACGATTCCACTTCTTAGGGTTGCGCCCCATCCGGCGAAAGTTATGCTCCAGCATAGGGTGGAAGCACTCGTGGGCAACGAGAAACTTAGTCTCGTCGTCTGTCAGCCCTTCCAGAAAGTCCGGGTTGTACACAATGTACTTCCCGTTGGTCGCTGCCGTAGGGATGCTCGTATCGAAGTGATACGGCATATTCAGCGCGATAGTACCTACGAAGGGGTGTTCCAAGACAAGGGCCGTACGCGCTTTGGCGACCTTGGTCCGAAGTTTTGCTTCTCGTGCTTTATCCATTACATACCTCCCATAAAGGATGACATCTTATCCATGATAGCCTTGGCTTCTCCTGCAACCCGATTGCGCAGTTCCGGATTAGTACGAAGGGCTTCAGGGTGCATCAACAACTTAGCCTCAATCTCACCGCGCATGGCTTCCAGATTCGGGTCGTCGGTAAAGTTAAGGCGGGGCAACAAGTTACACAGTTCTTGAGCGTTCTCAATCATGCTGTCGCGGAAGATAGCCTTGTGGTCGGCGCACTTATCGGCGATATGCTTGACCCGCTCGTACACTCGGCTCCACAGTTCCCTCATAGCCGTAGTCTGGGCAGCAGCCACACGCTGCTCGACCTCCTGCTGGATACGAGTCAGTTCATCCGATGCAATCTGCACACGGAAGTCTGTAGCAGGGACTGGCATGACCTGCAGTTCCATGTAGAACTTATCCCCGATACTCTGGTAGTCAGGGTAATCCTTGGGGTCGTACAGGGTGTTAAGCGAACTCTGCGCTTGCTGTACCAAGGTCGGGTAGTCCGTTACAAACTGCTGCACCAAGGCTTGCCGCTCAGCCTTCTCCCTACGGAAGTCCTGCATGAAGGCTAGGTAGTTGCTGACTGGCAGAATCTGCTGTCCCTCCACACCCCACGGCAGCGTGTTAGTGTAGAACTTGTTGCGGATATGCCCATCCTTGGCGTGGATGCTCTCAAGCACCGAACACCCCGGAAGCAGGCACTTGTTATAGCGTCCTGCACTAGTAGTCACACCATTAGCAGATGCAACATCTTGAGTGATACGCTTGTCAATCTTGCGACCTGACCAGCCTCCTATGTTAAGGCTGACAAGTAAGGCTCTATCGTTGAGATTCATAAATTACTCCTCTCGGTTAGAACAAAACATCTTGGTGCTTGATGGACCACTTGGTAAACGCTTGCGTGTTGCACAACTGCGGGTCACGACGAAGCGCAGACGACATAGCCAGTACGCTGAAGTCCGGAGGCATACGCTCCAGATAGGTAGCAGCGCGGTCGATGTTGCCCGTAGTCATGCGGTGAGCCAGCGAACCTGACAGCGCATACAGAGTCGCCGGGTCAGTCGGCACCTCAGTCGTGGTGGGGTTCATGAGGATAACATCCGGGTTAGGAAGTTTACGGAAGATACGTAGATAGCCCACGAACTCCGCAGCAGCACCCTCACCCACAGCACCCTTGAACGCCTCGAACTCAGCGTCAGGCGGCACCACACCAAGCACATCACTCACACCTTCAACCCATGAACGGGGCGTCGGGTTCTGGTCACGCTGTGCATCGAAATCATGCAACAGGTTAGGACGGAACCGGATGAACGACACAATCTCGGGCTTTACATTGTGGTCGATAGCCCATGCAGTCCAGTCATCCAGATGCGTGTCAAACTCCAGCACAGTCTCACGGTTGCGCAGATGAGACAGCACACGGTTAGCACCGGCACGGTCAGACTGGCGATTACCCGTTGAGATTACCGTCCACCCATCAGCGAGTGGCACACCGTGCAGGTTACGGGCTTGGCAGATGTTAGCAATGACCTTCTGCAAGTCAGCATTGGCCTGATTGCGGTCGTCAAAGCACAAGATGCCACCGTTCCCCGTGTCGTGCTTGCTACCCTTGAACGGGAACCAGTCGGGCAGTTTGTACCCGAACGAGACACCTTGAGTCATCATGTCAGGAACACCGAAATCCTCGACCAACATCGTAGGGACATGTTTTTCGATGTAGTTCTTGTCGAGGTCTTTAGCAACCTCGTTGACCACCGTGGTCTTGCCGCCGCCGGGAGAACCTTCGATACAGGTCGTACGCCCGATGGTGACGAGGGACTTGAGAGTATCTTTCAATAGGACTGGACGCATTTCATTTATCTCCATGCTTGAGGGTGGTGAATTTGCTATGGTCAGGGCCGTATGACACTACAATGCCATCGCCCAACCGGTCGCGTTCTGCTTTTGCAGTCATCTTGTTTGCAAAATATAAGGGTTGGTCATCATCGTTTAGGACAGCGGTACCCTTCTTTCCGCGTCTAAGAATAAACAGTCGCTTCATACTACCTCCTTGGTTAACTACTGAAACAGCAGTAAGGGAACTGCCGTGTAAAAACTTCAATCATTTAAGGACTAAAGCCGGGATGTCGGCGCTTGCTTCTATGCGGTTCAACTCGCCCTCGTTCTGCAACTTCGGGTCAAATGCTAGACTTTTTGCAATGCCTTCTGCTTTACGCATAGCGTCATCAAGGGTTTTTGATTTAACTTTTAACTCTATGCTGTAAGAAACATTAATTTCGACAGGTACATAATACTCAGTTAAAAGTACCCGCTTAGCCTTGGCTTTCTTCTTAGCCATCTGAGTTCTCCTGTTGTTTGTAATGTCCGATTAACACATTAAGTATCCCCTGAGCATTAGCGCATTTAAGCCAAACTGCGGTGGTGTATATCCATACATCTGTTTCAAACTCTCGTACACAAGGGAAGAAGTCGTTGTAGGGATAAAAGTACAGCCGTTTCCCTGTTCTAAGTTTTGTAAAAGTTATCGCTGGAAGTAACATTTCGTCGCAAGCCGTACCTAAAGGTATCGTTGGAAAATGCTCTAGCGGGCGATATTCTTTAGGTCTACTTGAGCCCCATGGAGTTTTCATTTGCTCCCTTCCAAGTGGGCGTTTCGCACCATTTGAATATTGTAGGCAGTAAAATCTGTCTGCTTTTCTG